TCTATCACGTCATTCATGGCTCTCTCCTTGTGGGCCGTCATGTTGGCGCAACCGTCTCCGCTCGGATGGTCCAACGGCTCTCCGCAAGACGGGCATGGGTTCAGGTCAGTCATGGGTGTCTCCCTTTCTGGTGTTCCAAGTCCAGAACTTGGTATCCTCCGCGTAGGGAATGATCGGTCCATCAGCACCGCACCGATAGCAGTGGACGCGCGGCGAGCTATTGGTGTTGATCTTGTCAACATCTCTGCATCCACAAAACGGGCATGGTTTCAGGTCAGTCATCCTTCACCTCTTGATACTTCACCGCGATGCGGGTGCAGCCTTCTTCGCGACTGGCTTTTGCATCTCCTTTTGTTTCGTAGCAAACCGCACCAGACGGATACTCATTCACCCAGATCACCTTCGGCTCGACGTAAGCCTTGACCACTTGGAAGGCGATAATGTCCCCGTCTAGGCTCAAATGCTCCCAACGAAAGCACCCAGCCATTAACTCTTCTGTGCCACCGCAACACATCCAAGTCTTTACTAGCGTCTCAGGATGCACAGGGCAGTCGCCACCGTTCCAGCCGTGGATTTGTCCGTTGTTATAATCTTGTTTGTAGTCACTCATGGCTCTCTGCCTCATGGTAGTCGCACAGTTCAGTAGCCCCTACATGGCAGGCCAGTTCGTGCGTGTGTCGGTGGGCCTCTCCGGCGTTCTGGTAGGCCGCATAGGCAAAGACCGCAGCGAGGACGCAGATGAAGCGATCTGGAAAGGTCATTTGCGAGCCTCCAGCATGGCGTCAGCGATTTCATATGCAATCTGGGCAGAGCTCTTCCCCTGTCGATCAGCCGGGTGCCACCCTTTGACACTCGCAATAACCTGTCCAGCAAAGTAATCTCGCAGGGTCATGCCAGTGGCGTTGAAATATGCCGAGTTCGGCTCAAGCTGCGGAAACGCAGGTCCGCCATTGTCTTTTGGGTCACTCATTTCCCCCTCCTCGCCGGGCAGTCGCGGCCTTGGTTGCAGTCATGGTTGCAAGGTGGGCAGGTGTTACTCATTTTGATTCTCCTCGACATAGAACGTATGCTTCCCGTATCCCAGCATCACGCATGAATTGTTTTTCCACCTCGGGGTCATACGTTGACGACAGCACCATGTTATACATGCGCCCAGCCCGTCTGAGGCTCGGCCAATACATCGCAGGCGACTCATCTTTCTCCATGTCGAAGCAAGCCCTACCTTCGCTGTCCAACTCCAAGCCACCATTGACGTAAGTGATCGGCCCGCCCGGTGCTTTGTTCTTAACGTAGCGCACATCTTGGGGGCGAAGGGCTGGGACTGTCAGTTCGTAGTCGCAGAACCACGTTGACCTGTCGCTAAAGTCCACCCAACTGGCTGCTTCGGACAAGAGTTTGTCGATGGTCATTTCACTCTCCTCGCCGGGCAGGTACGCCCTTGGTTGCAGTCGTGTGTGCAGGGTGGGCAAGTGTTGCTCATGGTTCCATCTCCACTTCGACGGGCAGCGTCTCGCACGTCATGTTGTAGTCGTAGTCCAGCGTGTCACCGACTGGCACCATCGCCGCCTTGCAGGCAGCTTCTGTGACATAAGGGATGCCGTAGCTGGCCCCATCTAAGGGGCCGCCCAGCATCGTGATCCACAGGATCGTCATGTAAGTTACCTCGGTCATCTCAGTTCTCCTCCAAGAATGTGTCGTAGTCTGTGTCTTGCATGGTGACGCCACGGCAGGTGGCCTTGCACCGCAGGTTCGCTGAGAACAGGGGTTCGTCGGGGTGGAACTGCCCACCCCAACTGCTCACTGCGTCCGCCACGTAGTTGGCCATGTCGTCAGCCTCGATGTGGTCCAGCGTGCGGACCGAGACAGTCACTCGGTAGACAGGCATCACACTGCCTCCCATTCATCGACGTCAGCCCGGTCAGGGTAGCAGGTGAACCACTCACGGCTCGGCTTGCTCTGGTCAGACGACCGCCACAGTTGGAACTTGGCACACTCACCCTTGGCATACATCGCCCGGACGGCGGCCGAGATGGAGTTGTATTCCGTCAGGCCCTCGACCCTAACCTTACCGGGCACAAGCTCTGCATAGAGGGACGACACCGTCCACACCCCGCCCTTACGCATGGTGCGCCGCACCTTGTCCGCCATCGACGGCTCTGCCGGAGCCGCAGGCACGATGTCGAACTGCTCAAAGGGCATGGCATACTGCACAGGCACTGATGCCTTCACAGGTGAGGGGTTACGGGACAGGAACACAGTCAGCCACGGCGTGCGATCCGCCTTGTCAGGGAAGCGGTTGGGCACCAGCTTGGCGGTGATCTCCATGCCCACTGTGATCTGCGTTGCGTTGGCCACGTTGACCGGGATGTAGCAGTTCTCTCCGTTGTCCATGCGGACACCGAAGGCGGAGCCGGAGGGCAGCACGTTGGCAATAACCAACGAGGCTTCGACCGGGACGAGGTGGGGGTATGCTTGTTCCATTGTGTCTGTCCTTAGTTGCGGGTTACGACACCAAGCGCCTTGCGCAGGGTGAGACTGTTGCGAGTGAAGATGCTGTCGATGTAGCCAAGCTGGGCATCGACGCTCGGCTTGTTGAAGTGGTCTGAGTAGATGGACTCGCCCACCCTGAGGGCGAAGGCCGTCATGTTCTCGCCGTTGAGCGCGTCGATAAACAGTTTCAGCTCGGCGTGTTCGTGGGGTAGGATAGGAATTACGCTGGCCGCCTCCCAGCGTGACATGCTGGTGGACTGGTCCCACATGGCGTCGAACGCACCCAGCTTGGCCATCGTCTTGAGGTGCAGCTTGAGGGCCTTGGACTTTTGTAGCCACCACCTGTTGAGTTCGACGTGGGTGGAGAGCTGCGGCTCCTTGTAGTCCATCGCCGTGCGGGTGCTGAGGTCGAAGGTCAGGCCATCGTAGAGGCGGTAGCCGTCAGTGTTGAACTGGCCCCACTCTGTGTAGCCACAGCTGACAAGTGAAAGTCTGCCCTCCTGCCCATCTAGCGCAGGGTGGATGCGGTAGTTATGGTTGGAACGGCGGCGCAGGATGAACGGCAGCGCCTCGTGGAACTTGAAGGTCACGATCTGCGGGAAGCTCGTGTCGTCAGGCAAGATCAGCCTGAGGGTATTGTCCGGCCGCACCCGTGCCACGGGGTAGCCCGTCACCTTGAGGATGTAGTCGGCGTCCTCCCTGTGCAGCCGCCAGTTGCGTGCCTCCAGTGGCTTGCCTGCCTCTGGCTTGCGGGCCTTGGCGAACAGGTCCTCTGCGTGTCTGTATGATTTAATCATGTGTTACTCCTTGCTGTTATTAGTTGTCGAACCAGAACACCACGCGGAAGTCCGCGACGTCATTATCGTCGTCGTAGCCATCGTAGACACCGAGCGAAGCCTTGTTCATAAGGCGGCAGTAGCTTGCAACCCCACCCTCCAGACGCTCTCTTGTCATGGTGGCAATGAACCCCTCGTCCGTAGCGCACCAGCGCATGGCGAACTCCTCAAGCGGCAGCCACGAGTGGCTGTGCCCGTCACTACCCCACTTCACAGCCATAGCAGTGCTGAGGTCAGAGGCGTCCGCGGGTAGGCCCACCGGGGCTGGACCAACACCACGCACCCCGGCCAGTCTGGCGAAGAAGCCGTAGTTCCGAGAGCCCACCGCCGGAGCGTGGTAGTCCCAGCCCGGCTCGTTGTAAGAGAGCTTTGGGATACCGGCGTCAGTGCGGACACCGACCCACTTGTCCCTAAACTTACGCTCGATCACGATGTGTATGTCAGAACCCATGTGTTACTCCCATCCTTTTCTTAGTCGCGGCCACTACCAACCGTTCCATCTGTTCCTGTGTGTCGAGCATCACATCCTTGGCGTAGGCCAATGGTCGCTCCGGTGTAAACTTGCCGCTCCCCTCGTCGTATGTGTCATACTCACCCCAGCACTCATCACACAGCCACTTCTGTTGTTTGTTCGACCACGCCACGTTCTCTGGTGGGTGGCAGTTACTCTCCCAATGGCAGTCCTCACACTTGGCGAGTATCTCAGGCGTCCTCATCGTCCACCTCCTCGATAAGTTCGTTTGCTTCCAGCGTCTCCCACACAGCATCGTCGCTAGTGAGGTAGTCATACTCCTCCTCCAGCTTGGTGTAGAGATCGTTCATGTAAGTGCGCCACTGCTCAGCCAGTGCTGCCTCGAAGTCCACGATCTCCTTGTCCACCATGTCATCCCAGCGTTGGATGACAGCCTCTTGCAACTCAGACTTGGGGTTCGCACACTGCCAGAACGCTTCGCACTCAGCGTTGATGCTGACGCTGCTGGAGTGGTAGTAACGACCACGGTGCTCACTGTTGGCCCAGACAGTGCCGCCCATCTCGATCAGCTTGCGAAGCATGGGGAACTGGTCCACGTGGTGGTGGTTGAGGTAGGTCAGGTCGGCATCCAAGTGGCCGACGAAGCAGGCACCGTCACCCTGTGACGAGAAGCCGGAGAAGTAGACCTTGTCCACTTGGATGCCGACCTCCTTCATGTCCACGATGAAGTCGGCTTCGACACAGTCCCACCAGTCGTAGTGATCGACGTTAATGTATCTGTGCTTTTCCAAAAGAGCAGTGCGTTGCGACGATGTGACCATCGTTGGTTACCTCCAGTGTTGCATGTCCAATAGCTACATCCCGTAGGATGGTCTGATACAGTTCGAGTGACTTGTCCGCTGCCTCCAGTGCAGTCTCCACATCCTCAAGGATGGCGTCACGATCCCTGAGTTCGAGGTGTTGTCGGATGATCCATGCGGCAGCGACGACGATGGCCGCCCATGCCACCAAGAGTTCAGTTGGTATCACTTCATGTGTCCTCTCATACGGTGGAGCGTGCACAGTGCAGTCACCACCTGTTGCAGTGTTCCTTCGATAGGTGGGCCCACCCCCAGCCCCTCATTGAATAGTATACCACGAAGTGGCATCTCGTTGTTCTCCTTTCTAACATAGCCAATGTGGCGGAAGTGGTAGGGTGAGCGGTTGCGACCCGCCTTCACCCAGCCGCTCACCCCCCTAGTGAACACCCCGATGTCCACCAAGAAGCTCTCCTGCATCAGCTTAGCCTTGCCATTCGGCTCGAACCCATAGCCTTCTGGGAAGTCTACCATGAGGGCACCTCGTTTATCGCGGTGTATCCTTGCATCCGAAGGGCAGCGATGTAGCCGATCATCTCGGGTCGCTGCGCCGCCTCATATGTTCTGGCTCTGGCGAGACTGTAGATGCCAGCCACTTCTTTCCGTGCCCATCCTTTGTGTCTGTCCACTGAGACGAGCGCAGTCAGCGTGCCGTTATCGGCCTTCCTCATCCGACCCCGCATCAACACCACGTCGAACAGTTGCCGTCTTTCGTAGACGGTGACGAGGTAGCGTTGCCGCCACCCCGTTGTGGACTTCCCTGCTTTCCTACCCATCACACACGCACCCGGCAGTGCTCACCGAAGGGAGCCGTCATGTCAGTGGTCATGGCCCAGATAACCGGGGTGGTGCAGTCGTCAGGGTAGGGGGTGTAGCCATCGGTCAGCACGATGGTGCAAGCAAGGTTGTCAGCATGACCCTCTGCGTCGAGGAAGTCGAAGGCAGCACGCACATCAGTGCCGCCGCCACCGTGGAAGCTGATGGACACAGTGTCGTCAGGCAGGAAGCAGTCGTAGTGGGTGACCTCGGCATCGAAGTAGACCACATGCAGCTTCTCAGGACGCAAGTCCTCGTGGACAGTGCGAACCTCGGCAGCCATCTGTGCGAGGATGTCATCACCAATGGAGCCGGAGCAGTCCACGAGGAAAGCGATCGGACCCATCCGCTCGCCCGTCCGGCTCGGCATGTAGAAACCCTGAGACAGGAACCTACGGTTGGGCCGGGCGAAGCTGCGCTCGTCGGTCTTGTGCTTGATGACGAACTTCTGGAGCACCTCACGCCAGTCGACCGTTGGATTGAGGATGCTATCCACAAGCCGGGCCATGCCAGCCGACAGTTTGCCCATCATCTTGGCAGCCTGTGCAGCCTGAGCCACCTTGACCTTCCACTCGGCAGCAGCTTGGGCTTGGTCCTGTGCAGTGCCGTCACCGTCCTCAAGGTCTTGACCAGTGCCACCCATGTCACCGCCACCGTCTTGGTCAGGCAGCAGGGTATAGATGTGCTCACTGACACCCTGTCCGGCATCATAGAGCGCCTTGTTGAGGCAGCCACCGTCGATGAACTTACCAATCCCCTCGTCCACCAGCAGTTGGTTGATGACGTAGTCGGCAGCCATGTTCCACTTCTTAGGGTCACGGGACTGACGGCGGAAGTTGTGCTCCAGCATGGGGTGCATACACTCATGAGCCACGAGGAATTTAAGCTCGTCGTCAGTCAGGTTGGAGACAAACTCCGGGTTGTAGAGCACACGTTTACCGTTGGTGGCAGCGGTAGGGATGATGTCAGAGTAGGTGTGCGGCATACCCAGTGCGATAGCACCGACGAAGGGGTGCTCTAGGATGAGGCTGGTCTTGGCCTTGGCCAAGCGGGTCTTGAGTGTGTCGAGAGACTGCATGTGTGTTACTCCTTGTTTGCTCTGTGTTTAACTTTCCAGATGACCTCGGTGTAGCCAAGGTCACCGGCCAATCCGTTGTCCACAAGGCGGGACTTGTGGTATTCTGCCTCCTCCTCTGCCTCGTCGAAGTCATCAGCCTCGATCGTCATGCAGAGCGTCAGTTCGTAGTCATACTTAGGCATCACACCCCTCCCATGAAAGCACCCATCCGTGCCATAATATCAGATGCTTCGTCGATCTTGGACTGACGCAGGACAGGGTCGTTGACCACGGCATCCTTGCTCAGACCAGCCAGCTTAGCCTCCACCTCGTAACGCATGGCTTCGAGGTTCGGGTCGTCCATAATATTTAACCGAGGCAACAGCTTACACAGGTCAGTGACATGCTCCAAGGTGCTCTCGTGGAACCGGGACTTGGGATCGTCCAGCTTGGAGAGCCGCTCCACCATATGCTTTACACGATCGTAAAGGCGTTGCCAAGCGTCTCTCATAGCAATGCCAGAGTTTTCTTCCACCCTGCGCTGGAGGTCAGCCTTGATGCTGTCAAGCTCATCGTCTGCCAGTTGGACACGGAAGTCAGCAGTCGGGACAGGCAGAATCACCAGCTCCATAGCAAACTTGGACCGCAGGTCACTGACATCAGGGTAGTCGGCCGCATCGTAGAGGTTACCAAGGAACCGCTGGGCCGTGGTCTGGAGGGACGGGTAGTCCAGCAGGAACTTAGCCACGACCTGCTCCCACTCAGACTTCCGCTTGCGGAAGGTCGTCATGAAGTTGAGGTAGTTGGCAGTCGGCAGCATGTGGGTGTTGTTCAGCCCCCAAGGCAGGGTGTTGGTCAGGAACTCCTGACGGATACTGCCCGTCATGGTGTGGATATTGGCGAGGCTGTCGCTCATGGGCAGCAGCTTCTTGTGGTAGTTACCAGCGTCCCGGCTGGCATAGTTGGCATCAGCCACCTCGCGAGTGGCCTTCTTGTCCAGCTTGCGTGCTGTCCACTGGGAGATGTTGAGCTGGACGAGGAGAGCGCGGTCAGAGAGATGGTTGGTCATGTCATGTGTCCTTGTGTTGTGGGGTGGCACTGCGCCACCCCTTGTGTGTTGCATACTTAGAACAGCACCGACTGATGCTTGACCGACCAGTCAATGAAGCCCTTGGTGGAGGTCACCATGGGATCACGGCGCACAGCCATCGACATAGCCAGCACTGAGAACTCCGCCGGGCAACGGGTCAGGTAAGTGACAGCCCGGTCGATGTTGGCCTGAGAGATGCGGCTGGAGATAGCACCAGACAGAGCGTAGAGGGTGGCCGGATCGGACGGGACGTCCGCGGTGTCGGGGTTAAGCAGGATAGCATCAGGGTTGGGCAGCTTACGGTAAATCTTGAGGAACCCAACAAACTCAGCAGCAGCCCCCTCACCGACAGCCCCCTTGAAGCACTCGAACTCAGCCTCAGCAGGGACAGCACCGAGGACATCACTGACACCCTCGACCCACGACCGAGGCGTTGGGTTCTGGTCCTTGTTAGCATCGAAGTCGTGGAGCAGACCGGGACGGAAGCGGATGAAGGCCACCACCTCAGGCTTGACCCCATTGGTAAGGGCCCACGACGACCAGTCATCGAGGTTGGTCTCGAACTCTAGGACAGTCTCACGGTTACGAAGGTGGGACAGGACACGATTGGCCCCAGCCCGGTCAGACTGACGGTTACCAGTGGACACCACAGTCCAGCCCTTAGCCAGCTTGACCCCGTGGAGATTGCGTGCTTGGCAGATGTTAGCCAGCACTTTCTGGATGTCGGCCGGGGCTTGGTTACGATCATCGAAGCACAGCACACCACCACGGCCATCGTCGTAACGAGAGCCAACAGCAGGGAACCAGTCGGGGATCATGTAACGAAGGGTCTCGCCCCCAATGACAGGGATGCCGAAGTCCTCGACGAGCATGGTGGGCAAGTGACGCTCGACGTAGTGCAGACCCAGAGCCTCAGTCACAGACTGAACGAGAGTGGTCTTGCCACCACCCGGTGCCCCCTCGATAGCCACGGTGCGGTTGATCGAGATGAGGTCTTTGAGTGTGTCAGACAGAAGGGACGGACGCATTGTGTTCTCCATAAGGGCTTGTCTCATCAGTGCCGTGGTAGCCATCCACGGCAGACTGGGGTTGCCCCCAGTTTCGACAGTCTGTTACCCCCACTGACGCTGGCTAGAACGGATGTTGTTAAGCTGGCGCCAGTCATCGACGAAGGCCAGCTCAGTCTCCTCGATGGCGTCGTAGTATTTATGGACAGCCCTACGGAGGGTGGCCAGCATATCAGCGACAGGCCGACCCTTAGGCATACCACGAGCAATGTCACCGTAGTATTCGGGCATGTCGAGGGACCGGATCGTGTTGGTGGTAGGACAGAACCCTGACCAGTGCTGAGCCCCACGAGGGTCAAGCCCCAGCCTGATCTGAGTGTTAAGCCACAGAGCGAACTGCTTGTAACCAGACTGCTTGAGGGCAGCATTGGCCTTGGACTTGTCGAGATGGTAGTGAACGAAGGGCTCGGACCCACCGATCAGGTTAAGGTCCTTGTCCAGAGTGGCGAAGTTAGGGATGCGATACCCCTTGTGCTGGACCCATAGGACAGGGCCAACAGGGTTAGTATACTGAGGGGTGATGACACCACGAAAGACAGACCGGACAGCCTCGTCAGTCAGCTTGGAGGCATAGGGTTCGAGGTCAATGGTGCCGTCAGTGTGATAGACGACGATGTCAGTGTGGTAGAGCCGGATGGCCACCGAGTTGGTGTTAGGAAGAACCCGGATGGTGAGGTTGTCATTCTTGCGCTGACCAAGCGGTCTCGTATCGACGTTACGCCCCCTAATGGGGACGATGGAGTTGTGCTTAGCCAGAGCTTGCTCATAGGACAGGATGCCACCACGGGGCAGGACGATGTTTGAGCCGAACATTACTTATCCTCCATCTCGAAGCTGTCATACCAACCGCAGGCTTCCACCAGCTCTCTGTCGGTGAGGCGATTGACACGCTCCGACAGAGCAGACCGCAGCATAGCAGCAGTAACGTCCTCTGCATCGTCCTGTGCAGAGGTGACCTCGAAAGCGAAGTCATAGGCATGGATGAACTTGGGCATTAGACAGTCTCCTTGATAGCAGCCAGCCACTTGTAGACAGTGGACTGACCGACGTTGAAACGAGCAGCGGCCTCCTTTACAGGGAGACCGTCTACTGTGACGAGGCGCAGCACTTCGGCTCTCGTGGTATCGTCGAGGCCATAGCTGGGGTGATAGTCAGGGACCAGCATCAAGTGGTCGGGTCTGGCAAAACCAAGACGCATCACAGAGCCACCTCCACAGGAGCCATACCAGCATTGAACTGGATGTTAAGGTGAGTGAAGCCATAGTGACGCTTGAGGTCGTCACGATCACAGACAGTGATCCGGCAGTTGTTAAGGGGGGACGACTGGTCCACTACCACAAGTTCATGGCCTACGATGTAATCGTAAAGGGCGTCTTGTTGGCTGAGATAAGGGCGGCGAAGCGGCTTAACAGTGAGGGACTTGGTGTAAACCTTCGAGGCGAGGTCAGCGAGCTTGGTCCAGTTAGCCATGTGAATGGTCCTTGTTGTGTGTTAAGTTTGATAAGCATTGTCAGGACCAGACTGTTTACTAGGTAGAGTCGGCCTGAGCCACAACCCTAGCCGATCCCGCTGGCCGTGTCAAGTTTGGGGGATTTAGGGGGTTTAGTCCGCGCGGATAATGGGTTTGTCCGCGTGTGGTTGTGTAAAGTATCTACGAATTGGGCCGGGAATAGGTGGAGTATCTTTACAGTGTAGATAGTGCAAGTGCTTGATTTTGTTAGCGTTTCTTGGGGTGTATACAAAGTATCTACGATTTTTTGGAAAAGAGCCCACTAAAATCGCGCAACTATGACGGTTGTATTGTAAGGTTTACACTCAACCGAGTCGGATTCCGTTTTCCGTCACGTATCTTCAAAAAAAACCTATATATTATAGATAGTAGAGATACTTTACTACTACTGGACACTGGTTTACACCGGCTAACCCATTGGTTTCATTGGACTATCCATCGTGGTGTAAACATGTAAACCATCTAAATTTTACACGCTTCGTGTAAAGGTAATGTAAACCCAAAAATAGATAGTTGTTTAATATCAATGATTTACGGGGTGTAAAGGTGCAGCCCCCCGACCGATGCGATACTACTAGCGCTTAACAACGAGAGCTACAGGCCCCCGACGTATGGCGAGTGAAACGAGCAACTTAACAGTGCGCAGCACGCAACTGCCTCCTGTGCGGGCGATGTAAAGGTGTAAAGCAAACAACAAAAAACCCGCCCGGGGTTAGCCGGGCGGGTCAGGGTCAGTGTTAAGTAAAGGCGAAGTAGAGGAACAGTATGATGGCGGTCACGCCCATCAGTGCTTGGCCGATCGGCCGCCAGTCCACCTTGCGGTGGTGAGCGGCGAGATACCGCTGCGCATTGTCTTGCCCACGCTTGGAAATGTGCGTGTCAACTTTGTGCTGGCGGTCGCGCAGCGCGGCTTTGGTTTCGTGCTTCATTCTGTCAATCCTTGTGTGAGAGGTGAGGCGGGCCCTTGCGGGGCCCGCCCTGTTTTTAGAACTCAACCTTGGGAGCGGCGGCCTTGGCAGGCCGTGAACCCGCACCTTTGGTGAACTTGAGCTTGGGCTGCGGGAACTTGCCGCGGACCAGAACCAGCTCGACCATGTCGGCTTCTTTCACCAGCTTGGTGAACATCGCTGGTGTCACGTCGGCACCAGCCGCAAGGGGCTTCTCAAAGCCGTCGGCCCAGATGGACCAGCCGGACATTGTGAGCTTGTTGCCCTTGATTGCGTCGATCAAAGTCTGGGGCTTGTCGGCATTGTGCTTGCCGTCAGCTTTCCCGGTGATGCGGAACACATCCGAACCAGCTTTGACCGGAACGATTGCGACTTGGCCTTCAAACAGTTTAGCCATGGGATTTCCTTTCATATGGCATAAGGTTGATACTTCTGCCACCCATCATCGGCACTATGTGCCTAGGGTCAGGTTAACGATGTCAAAGAGCGTGGGTCTTCCGACCCGGTCACTTGTTACTCAATCACTCATCACCCTTTCTTTATGGCATGTCGTGCCGCCGTTGTCAAATCCTGCCCGAAATAGGGGCTTTTCCTGCCCTATAGCACGCGCGCCGCGCGATAGCAGGCGGGCAGGGGGGAGGGGGGTTGGACTGGACTTTTCTAGCCCCCCCGGTATTGTAGTAAACCTCTTACAACAAGACCCAAAAATAGCAATCTTTACACTCTAACACCACTAAATGCCGCACAATAACACCATCCCACACCCCCCATTTATAACACTTGACCGCCCCCATCCCCAAGAGTTACCATACTCCCATGTTCATGAGCCCTGTTCACACCAAATGGACCGATCGGTTCGCCTTTGACCTCGCCCTTCTCATGGAGGGCAGTGGGGAAAAGCTCGACGAACTGCTGGATCGGCACGAGTTCGAGGCATCAGACCTCCTCACCTTCAAGAACGACGCCACTTTTCTCAAGAAAGTGGAGGCTTACAGGGGGGAAGTACGCACCAAGGGCCTCACATTCAGGGTCAAGGCGCGTGCGCAGGCCGAAGAACTGCTCAAGACCAGCTGGATTCTCATCCACGACCCCATCGTGAGCCCCGCGGTGAAGGCTGACCTCATCAAATCCACGGTAAAGTGGGCCGGACTGGACACCACACCCCCCGGAGAGGGCGCAAATACCGCCGGTGGCGTCACGATCACCATCAATTTGGGTGGTCAGACGCTGGATGTGACGGCCAAACCCCCCGCCCCTCAGATCGAGGACGCCGATGTCATCGACGACGAGTGAAGCCCGGCGGTTCCACAGCATTTTTGCGGTGCAGGCGTTCATCGCCACCCTCCAAGCGGCCCAGAAGTCCTACCGGACCCTCAAAGTGCCCCGACCCAAGCCCGGGAAACCCCTATACGTGGTGATTGTCTACGATGCCGCTTGACTTCCCCATCGGTATATCATACAAGTACCCTTACCAGATGGAGGTAAGGATGACCAAGAAACTACCACTGCCCAGTACCGCCGTATTGCGGAGCATGTTTACATATTGCGCAGAGACGGGCGTACTCACATGGCTGCCGAAGCCTGACAACGATAGGTGGAACCGTGTGTTTGCGGGTAAACCCGCAGGCGGGGTAGACGGCAAGGGTTATGTCCGCATCCGCACCGACGGATGTAACTGGAATGCGCACCGTGTGATATGGAAATTGGTGCACGACGAGGAACCGGAGTACGTTGACCATATCAGTGGCGACCGCGCGGACAACCGGCTGTGTAATCTACGTTCGGTGGACAAAACAGAAAATGCACGGAACACCCGGTTGGGTAGAAACAACACGTCAGGGGTAAACGGTGTGCACTGGGTTACACGTGAGCAGAAGTGGCGTGCCTGCATATACGTTGGTGGACGCAAGGTCTCGCTCGGGGATTACACCGAAAAGGCCGACGCCGTTGCTGCGCGCCGCGCGGCAGATATGGAGTACGGCTACCACGCAAACCATGGGAGGGTGGCCTAATGCCCCTAGACATTTCTTACACCCCAACACCGACTTCGGCTAAATTCATGGCCAGTGATTCGCGGATGCGCGTGCTCATGGGCCCTGTAGGCTCGGGCAAATCTGTAACCTGCTGCTTTGAGATCGTGCGGCGGGCAGGACAGCAGAAACCTAACGCCCAAGGTATACGAAAATCGCGCTGCATTGTTGTCCGTGAGACTGTACGTCAGCTGGTGGACACAACTATCAAAACCTTCACAGATTGGTTTCCACCCGGTGTCTGCGGACACTATATGCGCACGACGAAAACTTATTACTTAAAAGTCGGCGACGTCGAGTGCGAGATTATGTTCCGGGCGCTGGACGACTCCGATGATGTGGCCAACCTTAACTCCTTGGAGGCCACGTTTGCATGGGTGAACGAGAGCCGAGACATCCACCCGGACATCATCGACGCTCTATCTAAGCGGGTAGGCCGCTTCCCGTCCGCCAAAGACGGAGGCCCCACATGGTTCGGCATCTTCATGGACACCAACCCGCCCACCATGGACACTTGGCATTACTACATGATGGAACACCTAGACCCCAAGGACGGGGTCAGCCCCAACAACAACGGTTGGGATGTGTTCAAGCAACCCTCAGGCCGGAGCCCCTATGCAGAGAACATCGAGAACCTACCGTCGGGATACTATGACACCCAAGGTCGCTCGGAGGAGTACGTCCGGGTGTTCATTGATGGCGAGTACGGGCTCTCCCTCGCAGGCACGCCGGTGTTCAAATACTTCCGGCCGGACTATCACATGGCAAAGTCTCCACTGCGTCCCATTACCAACGGCACTCGTCCTGTCATTGTCGGCATGGACCTTGGCCTCACACCTGCCGCGGTGATCGGGCAGCAGGACCCACGAGGCAGGGCGCTCATCTTGGCGGAGGCCGTCAGTTACGACATGGGCATCCAGAGGTTCATGCGCACGGTGCTCAAGCCCCTGCTCTACGAGCGGTTCGCCGGGGCGCCCATCATCATCGTGGTTGACCCGGCCGGTGTGCAGCGGGCGCAGACAGACGAGCGATCCGCGGTCGACATCATCAAGGCCGAGGGGTTCAGGGTCATGCCAGCCCGGACCAACAACATCACTCCGCGCATCGCGGCAGTTGACGACTACCTCATGCGTCAGGTTGACGGCGACCCGGGGTTCCTCGTGGACCCCAGCTGCATGAGGCTCAAGGCGGCGCTGATGGGGGGCTACCGGTTCAAGAAGAACGGAGACGGGTTGGAGAAGACCGGTGACGCTGGCAAGCACAGCCACATCGGCGACGCGATCAGCTACCTGATGATGCACATCGGCAGTCTCGACAGTGGCGCACTGATGCACCAACGACGCGAGGTGAGACGGGTTGACGCTAAAGGGTGGGCGTGATACATAAAGTGCACCGGCGGATTCCTCCTCCCTCGTCCGCTGCCTGCTCGACTTACCCCGCTGGTCCACCCCCAGCGGGGTTTCGCTTGCTAGATGTGCAGTATCGGGTTATATTCTGCGAAATTGTAAGGGAGGTCCCTCATGGACAAGAAGAAATCGCTGGCGCCGAAGAAGTCCCCCCGTCCGATGGACGCAGAGACTGGCCGCGCAAACGCGACGATGACCCGTGCCATGGGTGGTGCTGCCGCCCGTGAGCGGCAAGACGCCGAGGCCGGACGCAAGATGGCTGCCAAGCCAGCCAAGGCTGGCATGAAGTCCAGCCCGCGCCCTAAGAAAAACCCGATGTACTGAGGTGACCCATGCCGCTTATCACGCCTTCACTCAACGTTAGCATCCGCGACGTCCCGCGGGTTATCTGGAGCGGCATCGCTGCTGGTGACACGTTCAACGCCTTCACGCTCACCCAGCAGTACGGCCTTGCGGCCTCTGTGCAGGTGGTTGGCACCTTTGGTGGTTCGACCGTGGCGCTTGAGGTGAGTAACGACGGGACCAACTGGGCGCCGGCCCGGGGGCTCGACACGACCAACATCACTTTCACCACATCGGGCTATCGGGAGTTCTCGCTCTGTGCGGCCTACGTCCGCCCGTCTATCACGGGGGGCACTGGCTCAGGACTTGCGATTGTCATGGTCCTGAGGGGTTCTCATGGGGTTTAACCTCCCGCTGCTCATTCTCCGTCGTCGGTTGCTGGGGTCCGCTGCGTTCACCCCAGCGACCCTCTTTTCGTTTGGCGAACCCGGCGTCTGGTTCGACCCGTCTGACGTGGCTAACCTCGACTGGCGTCGGAACCTGCTGACGTGGACCGAGCAGTTCGATAATGCGGCTTGGTCGAAGCCAAACGTCCCCGTGACAGCAAACTCTGCCATTGCTCCAGATGGAACTTTTACAGCCGATCTTGCGGTGCCGAGTGTCGGGAGTACTTCAAAACTTATCACGGAAGGGGGCAGGTCTTTAACTGGTACGCTTACTTTCTCCGCTTATGTAAAACCATCGGGCTACTCAAAGATAGCCTTGAGGGAGGGCATTTCTACTGGTGCTTACGCAGTTTTCAACCTCTCAACGGCGTCAGTTATTGAAACAGGTGCAGCAGGAGACGTAACAGTTTCTAACGCCCAAATATCGGCGCAAGCCGACGGTTGGTATCGTATTTCTTGCGTCATGACAAAAACTGGAACTGGAAATACAGGTTTGGGCCTGTCTTTTGTCCCAGATAGCTACACTACAGGTAACCCCACTATGACGTGGGCTGGCAACGGCACCAGCGGCCTATTCATCTGGGGCGCACAACTCGAACTCGGCTCTGTAGCCACTGACTACCAACGCATCACGGACGTGAACACGGAAGTCATCGAACGCTTCCCGACTGCCACGCTCTATCAAGACCCCGCAGGAACGACCCCTGTGACGACGACTGGGCAATCCGTGGGCCTCATGCTGGATAAGTCCAAGGGGCTGGTGCTGGGGCCGGAGTTGGTGACTACGGGTTTTACGGGTCTCGTTGGGACAGCGACCGCCGCAACATACAATACGACGACTGGCTCTGGTTCGGTTTCCCGTGTTGATGCTTCAAACCGTTCTTTTGTTCGGTTTAACACCAATGCAACGTCTTTTTACAGGGTTACTATCCAAAA